ACTTGCGAGAGCATTTGCAGAAAGACCAAAATAAGTATGATATCCAGATGTCTTAAGTGCAAATGACTTTTCTTTCTTAAATTGAATTTTAATCTTCTCACTCATTTCAAAATTATCCCAACAATAACGACGAATAAAAGAACCAGCATCACGAGATTCAAGAACACGAATACCAATAAAGTTTACATCTACAAAATTATCCTTAAGATTTTCAAGGAGAACGTCGGTCATATCATACCAATTGTCACCCATGTTATAAGTATTACCAGTCTTACGATCTCTCAAGAAGCAGTTTGCTCCAATGTGTGCCGTGCCCATAAAAGGTTCGGATTCCCAGTGACGTTGCACTTGACGATGATATTTGAGAGAACATCCTTCACCATCAGTCAATACAACACACTGTACCTTCTGGAGTTTGTTCTCTTTCTTAAATTGTGGAATGATTTGGTGAAGTGAAATCATTGTCTCATTTAAAGGAGTACCAGAAAGATCCATACCTACAGGAATCTTATACATTGCATAACGACTAAAACTCCATGCAAGACGAAAGATATGCTTTATTTGATTCTCAAAAGTTTTAGTATTGACTTTATGAGTCAGAATATTCATTAAAGAGAACCACTCTCCAACCTGCATCAATCCATCTTTTTTCTTATAAGAAAGTTCACGAACAACTGCACTACCATTCTCATCTAGAGATACAAGAGGATAGTCATTAGTAAATGCATAAACATCAAAAGGAATACCAACCTTTTTACAGAACCACACCAAATTACAAAGTTGTTTTACAGTATCTAACATAACTTTTCCCATAGAACCAGACCAGTCCAGAACAAACACAAGACCATGATTCTTACCATCAGCAAGAGTGGTTACTTTCTTAAACAAATCCTCATTGTATTTGTAAGTATGAAGTTTAGTACAATCAAGAACTCCAGTGCGTGCAGTTGTAGCACGAGCATAAGAATCTGCTGACTTACGACACTCAAACTCTTTCACAAGATAATTAACTTCTTTCTGTGCAGACTTCTTAAACTTGAGGAACTCAGCATCAACATGATCAAAGACAGTTTTATCGTAATAATTATCCCACAATTCGTGACAAGCACTATGAATTGTTGAATTGGGAACAACAATCTTTTCCAAATTTACTTTTGGCATCTCAAGATATACATTCTCAATACCATTCATATTCACGAGGTCTTTAATAGATTCCTCAAGAGAATTCATAGTATTGACTTGAGGTTCTGACTTTTCTCCAGCATTTTGCTTATAACTTGGAGTCTCCAAATCAGCATCATTTTTTTCAGTTGCATCCTCGGAAGAATTATCTTCATTAGATTTTTCCTGACCTTCTTCATCAGAATCGTTAGATTGCTGCTGTTGCTCGGTAGAACCTTGACCTTGCGATTCTAGGGAATCCATATCAGTCTTGGTTTCAGTATTCATCTGTTCTTGACAATACTTATAGAGTGCCTGTGCAGCAATCAGAACATCATCAAAATCTTCACAACCATCAATCATACGAACGATTGACATCTCAAGATATTCATCAAAAGGAATATCAATAAAGTTACCAATCTTGAAATAAAGATTTACTCGGTCTGCAAGGTTCATCTTGCTGACATCTTCACACTCAACACCAAAGAAATCTTTATCAGAAAGATCACTATAACCACGATAGAAGGTCTTGGAGATACCAGCATAACGACGTTTCATCATCTTCTCAATGCGAGCATCCTCAACCACATTGACGAACTGTGGAGGAATTTTATAATCTTTCAACCAATCACGGTCAGGTGTATAAAGTGCGTGACCCACCTCGTGTGCCACCAACATATCATAAATCTCATTCGTGGCACCCTCCCACATTGGCAAAGTCAGAACACGAGTGTGGACATTGAAGCAAGCAGTCTCAACCTGCTTGTGCTCCACCACAAGGTCTTCAGTGGCAAGAAGTTTGGCAAGTTGGGACTTGATTTCGTGCTTAACGGTCATCGGTCTGTTGCGTATGAACCTATTATACAAAAGAACCCTGCTGTTTAGGCAGGGTCATGTGACGCTTCTTGAAATGTCTGAGTGCCTCCTTTCGTGCCCTCATTGCTTGTGGTTTCAGTTTTCGTTTCTGTTCTTTGCCAGAGTTATGTTTCCAGTTTGGGACTTGCATTGTTCTTTGGTGTGTCAGGACACCATACGCGAAAAACCTTTTACTTTTTCAAAACGTAGGACACTTTCAAATTTGTCATGTAAGTCTGACTTATGAGAGATGACAAATATATTAGCATCCTTAATAACATATCGAATAATCTTAAGGAACTCTTCAGTTCCAAATCCATCCAGTGAAGAATCAAATACCTCATCCATAATCAGCAGATTTGTATTCACCGAGTTCTTGAGTCTAGCAACTTCTCTCCAAGTGAAGAGTAGAGCCAAATCTACACGCATTTTTTCACCTTCACTAAAAGAACTATAAGAAAAGTTTTCGTGAATAGGTGATTCAATCGTTTCATTAAACTCCCCATCAAGTTTAAAGTTGATGTAAAAGTCCATCATTTGAAGATAACGATTAACCTGCTGATTTATGAAAGGAAGATACTTCTTTATAATCTTCGTTTTTACACCATCATCTCTGAGTAGAGAATAGGCAAAATCGTAATGAACGATTTCTTGTTTTTTGTCTGAGAGGTCTTCTATTGTCTTTTGGAGATTTTCTCGAAACTCTTCTAACTTCTCATGTTCAGTATTTCGGTTTTGTAACTGATTGGTAATAGTTTGAATTTCATGTTCAAGATCTCTGATCTGTCGTTGATTGAGACTAATCCGAGTATTGTTTTGAGAAATACCATGCGTTAACTTTGTAATCTCCTGAGATAGGGCATTAAATTGACGCTCTCGTTCTTGTTCAGACTTAATAGTTTGCTCAAGTTCATCATAACCATCTTTAAGTTCTCTTGCCTTATTTTGAGCATCCGCAATTCTATTTACACGAAACTCTTCCTCAATCTCCTGTGTACAGGTAGGGCATACCGTATTTTCAGTAAAAAACTTATGTTCTTTGGTAATTGTGCTTACCTTTTGAGAGATTTTACCTTTAAGGTTGTTAAGTTTTACTAACTTATCACCTACACCTTGAAGTTCTTCAATATCAACTTGCAGTGTTTTTATTTGCCCCTCCAAGTCCTCATTAGTATTCATATAATTACCAACTTCATTATCTAAGTTGATAATCTTTTCCTTGTTGGCATTTATGTTCGCATTACCACGATTTTCCAACTCCTCAATAAACTCTTGCTGCATCTTCATCTTATCTTTAAGATTATCTTTCTTAAGATCCAATGATTTAATCTGCTCTTTTTTTGTACGAATATTATCTTTAATAAGACTGTTCATCGCAGAGAAAATACGAATATCCAACAGATCTTCAATCACTTCACGACGATTAGATGTTGTTAATTGCATAAAGGGCACAAAAGTACTACTACCCAAAATTACAATCTGAGTAAAAGATTTATAATTTACCTTAAGAATATTTTCTTCCAGAATGCGTTGATTGGCACGATCATCTGCTTCTCTGTGAAGTGCAGTTCCATTAACTTCAATATCAAAAACATTTGGTTTAATACCACGACGAACCAAATAGTCACGACTATTTACAGAAAACTCAATCTCAACTAAACACCCTCTTTCATTTGTAGCATTTACAAGTTGAGGTTTATTAATCTTACGAAAAGGTTTATTGAATAAAACAAACGTAAGAGCATCAAGCATCGTAGATTTACCAGCACCATTCGTGCCAATAATCAAATTAGTATGATGTTGTTGAAAATCAATCTCTGTAAATTGATCACCGGATGAGAGAAAGTTCTTGTATCTAATCTTTTTGAACGTTATCATTTTTAGGAGGAATCACAATGTCATTAGGGGTAATAATCGCATACTTGTAAGAATGGTACTTACAAGTTTTTATCGCAAGTTCATCATCAACTTCTACAATATCCATCTCCGCATCTTCTTGATCCTCTAACATCATAGCATATCTTTCGGCATCATCTTCCTCTTCAAACAAAAAAAGCACTTTGTGTCCGTACCTATCTTGGACGGCATATGCACCATCATCTTTATTGTCTTTAAGAGTGAGAAGAAACATTTATTCTACTTCGCAAGCTTGTCGATACAAATCTTGAAAGATACCTTTAATAATGCTTTTATCAAGTTCAAACTCAGATTCATCAATATAACGATTTAGAATAGAAAGTGTATTTTCTTCTTCATCAATCTCAAAATCTTCAGATTCCTGAATCTCAAAGTTCTCAATAATTTTAAGATCTTGGACTCCTACAGAGTAAAGTTTATCAATGAACTTTTCAAAATCTTTTGGTTTTGTTTTTTTACGAACAATCACCTTTACAATCTTGTTTTCATACTCAGAAGCATTAAAGAGTTTGTAATTGGTATCCTCATAATAGATATTATAAAATAATTTATAAGGATTGTTGATTGGAGTATGAGTGAGGGTTTCCGTATCAAAAATATGAAATCCACGAGTATCATTTACATCAGTCCAATACATCTCATAAGGATTGCCTAAGTAAAAGACTGTTCCGTTATCTGATCTTGTATGGTAGTGACCTGAAAAGACTTTAGTGAACTTCTCAAATAACTTGCTTTCCAAACCATCTTCCATGACGATTTGTCGATTAACTCTAAATCCTGAGAGTTCAAGGTGCCCCATCGACACACAGCAATTTGTCTTTTTAATAGTTTCGATAGATACTTTCTCATTATCAGCATTAATCCAAGGTAAAAATAAAATATCCAATCCACCGATATTTACTTCGGTAGGTTGATTATATACAGAAATATTATTATAGTCAGATAGAAGCAAACCTGGAGAATTAACTTCATTAGTGTTTTTAAAATATGTATCATGGTTTCCCACAATCATATGCACTTTGTAATCTTTGAGTCGGTCAAACACAACTCTCTTTGCCCACTGAAGACTTTGATAGTCAATCGACTTTCGACTATCAAAAGCATCTCCCATATGAATGACTGCTTCTACTCCATGCTCTTCTAGAGCAGGAAAGAAGATGTTTTTGTAAAATAGTTCGAAGTAATCATGTAGGTGCTTGGAACCTTTCCTTGCCCCATAGTGACTATCTGTAATGATGGCAACCTTCATCGGTTCTTATACTGGATAGCGTCTTTGATACTATTATACTCCGAACTGTGCCCAGAAAGCAAGCTGTCGTCAACCATCATTACCTCATCAAAACCAGTCTTCTCAATAATCTTAGTCTTAATATCAAGTTGCTTCTTCTCCTTCTGAATGCGTCTCAGGAAGGCATAGTGAATAATCTGAGTAAAGTATGCAAAGGGGTTCTTTGACTTCTCTGGGTCAAAGTTATGAATGTACTGGACACAATTCTCAATCCCATCAGAAATCATATCTTCACGAAACATATAGTTCACAAAGTTGGGTTTATATGAGAGGTGTGTTGCAATCTTTAGAAAACACTCACCAAGATAATTTGGAATGGGTGGTTTACCTTCCCATTTCTTTCCTCTTTCTTGCTTCGGCAACTCAGTGAGGTCTCTATTGAAAGTCTTTTTGTATGATTGTTCTACCCTTGCACGGTAGTTAATCATTGCCTCTAACAACTCTTTATTGTTTACATAATGTTCTGATTTCTTTTTGGGCATAAGTCATTACTCGTTAATACTATAAGTTATGTTTATTATAGCACACTTTTAGGGCTTGACAACATAGTGAATTATAAGTAGAATACCTTTGTTAGGTTTGAAGATGAGGCTTTAGCTTTCTTTAGTATCTTTAAGATTATAAAGATTTTCTAGAGACTTACGTGCTTCTTCTACTGAAGATATATATCCCATCTTTGAAGATGGTTTAACTTTACCTGATGGTGTATGAACTTCAATAGAATCATCATCTTGAATATAACTGTTATAAACTTCTATAAGTCTTTCATCTTTAGTTTCAGTCATAGTAATAATTTTATCAGGTCTTACAATAAAGAAATCATCTTCTGATAATTCCATCCATGATTTCACTTTAATATGCATACCTTGAGGAGTTTCAATCATTTTCATAGTAATAGGATTTTGAAGTATTACTAAAGGATCACCATTATTTTCATCAATAGAAATCAAAGAAAGTATTTCTTCACCAGATACAAGTTTTATAATAGAGTAAAATTCTTCTTCCATTAGTTCTTTAGTGGTATATTTACGATATCATAATTAAAATTCTCTTCGTTATAAACTTTAATTCTTTCGATTAGATGATTAAGTGTATAGTTTCTCCTAGACTTGTAGGAAATGTCGTCGGCAATGTCATAGAGAGTTGCCTTTGTTTTGTTATTTCCTTTCCTAAGGACGCGTCCAATAGACTGGAGATTCCGAATTCTAGATTTGGATGGAGAAGCAAAAATAACATTATGGAGATTTTTAATGTTGATACCTGTACTGAAAGTTCCATATGAAGCAATGATAATTGCGTTGTTTTCTTTTTCAGTAATCTCCCTGACTAATTCTCTATCCTTTGTGTCCACTCCACCATGAACGAAAAACACCTGACGTTCATCAATCGTGGAATTATTTATCAAATCATAGAGTGGTTGTCCGTGTCCTTCAACTCTTGCAAAGAGTATCAGAGTATTACCCTTAAGATCTAATGCAAGATTGCGAATGAATTTATTTCTGCGTTCATGATTGATAATATATTGAACTTCATCCTCAAATGTTTCAAATTTATGTGCTGGGTGTTTCAGTAGAAGTACATTAATATCTAATTTGGCTACATGTCCCTTCTTCATTAATTCTTCTGTACGAATAATTTTATATGAAGGACCGAATAAACCTTCCAATACCCATTTATGAGTTTGTGTACCATCAAGTGTTCCGGTAAATCCAAATCGATACTTGCAATCAGCAAGCTTAGACATTATAGATATTAATGATTTACTTTTAAACTGGTGTGCTTCATCTCCAACAACCACATTAAATCTTGAAAAGTATTTGCGGGGGAGTTTGTAGATGGACTGCCAGGTAGTGATGATTACCTGAGAATCTGTTTCTCTTTCACGTCCCGCATAAATCTTGTGGCAAAATGAACCTACGTCCCAACCATAGTCTGCAAAGTCTTTATACATCTGTTCTACTAGGGAAGTCGTCGGAACGACTATCAGAATATTTTGTTGCTTCTCAACGTAATATCTCACAAGAGAGTATATCATCAGAGACTTTCCAGAAGCAGTTGGGGATATCAACAACTTTCTATTATGTTTTAGGGCGTCGTATACTCCCTCTACTTGGTAATCACGAGGAGAATACTTGCAAATAGCATTCATATAATCTTTCACACCTTCTTTTGAGATAAAATCATTCGTCTCAAAAGGAAGACCATAAAACTTATTATCTACAAACTCATACGTATATTCATGATCATCGCAGAACTTTGTAAGTTTATCCAATAACCCAACATATATCTCTCCAGTTTGAGTATTGAATAGACGAATTTTTCCGTCCCAGTGTCTACTACGATACTGAGGCATAAACTTTGCGCCTGGTACATCAAAGGTAAATTGATCTGCTAACTCGTAGTAGACGTGAGGTTCTGCTTTTACCTGAAGATATACTTCATTCTTTTTTGAAATAATCAAATGAGACATAATCCATAGGATTCACCTAT